GTGGATTTTCTACAATACCTATTCTAGAAATTTGATTTTTTGTTATAAAATCTGGATTTTCATTATCGTTTTCAATTCTTGAATATAAAAGGACATTATAAGCACCAAGTTCTCTATAAATGTCATGTCCATGACCTCCTTTTGGGGTAATAATGACATCAAAGGTTGGTCTTACAGTTCCCGTTGGAAATCCTCCAGATTCTAAATCAACATTTCCATAAGTATATCCAGAACCCTGATTTGAAACTATAATAGTTTCAACTCTTTGGTCATTACTTACAGTAATAGTGCATTCTGCACCAGTTCCATCACCCCTAATCGGAATTCCTGTGTAAGTTCTATTTGCAGTTCCTAACCCAGCACCTCTATTTGTAACAGTAACTATTTTTATAGAACCATCAACAGCATTATTTCTTATTTCTGAACTTTCAGTACTAGTTTCCCAGTTTGCAGGAACTGGCATAAAATCGGTAGATTCGAATTTTACAATATCTGAAGGTCTAATTGTGTAGAGGTATTTCCAGACATATCCATCGCCACTAGTTCCTGCAGATCTTGGTTCCAGATCTGTAAAAGTTGGTTCATCCAGAGATGGTTTCCCATTTGGATTATCTGGATTTGTTCCATTATGTAAGCAAATATAAACTCTATAGTCACTATTAATCACATAATATGATGATGAGTATAGATTAGTTGCTCCAGATATTGGTGCAGTTCTTGATCTACTGTAATCATGACGATACATATCATAAGTTGTTCCCGAAGACCAAAATCTCTTCTGGACAACTTGCCTTGCATCATTTGCGTTTATCTTCTTTAGCGCAATTATACTATCCCAATAATTATTTTCCTCATCAAAATTATCTTTTGGTGAAGGTGGATTCGAATCCCAATCCGATTGATAATCTGTTGGATTGGGAAGACCTACAAAGGTATAATATGAGTTGGTAGCACTAGTCACACCTGCTACAAAATTTTTAGCATTTAATATTCTAATCTGATCAGTTATAATTGCAGCCATTGGATGAGTTTTTTATTTATTTATTATAAATTCCGCGAGGAAATACTTGACCACTGGATGGTCTTCTTCCTGTTAGCCATCCGGGAATAGTATCTGTTACTTGGGAACTCAAGTCAATATTAACTGCAGGCACTGTTCCATTAGTACCACTCACTGTGAAAATGGGACTAGAAACAGTTATTGTGCCATTCATACTTGAATGGTATTGGCAAACATAATAATAAGTTCCAATTCCTGTTGGTTTCCAAGTTAGAGTACCGGATTCTGTTCCATTATTTGTAATATTTTCGGTGACAGTCGTAATTCCAGAATATGCTCCAGAAGCAGTTTGAATCCAGAACGGATGACCCGAAGAATTTATGGATAATGATAAGGTATCTCCGACAAGAACAGTAAAATCTGGATTTGAACCAGAAATATCTCCAGAAAAAATATAAGCCGATGTCCCATCATTGACAACAGATGCTGATATTGTCTTTCCTGTTGAAGGTTGAGTTGATGAGAATCCAACTACTGCAGTAGTTAAATTTGGTATAGAAAAATCTGCCATTAGACTGTCCTCGCACAGAATGCAATACCACGAGTAGTTGTGGTTTGATTATAAGAAGCGGTAATCACAGTATAAACTTCACTTCCACTAATGGTAATTGTATCGCCTTGTTGAACATTCACTGCTGGTGCATTAATTTGAAAGTCAATTAATACAAAGTCATCGGGTAAGTAGTAGGGACAAGGAGCCATTTGAGTAGAAAGTGGAATTCCCTTGATGACTGCATTATAAAATGTATTTGAATCTAAGGTATCGGTCGTTGCACCATATCCACCTAAAGAATTTGATGCTGTTCTATAATAAAATGTTACTTCATCTGTACTAGCATTTGGATATACTGAAGATTCATAATCGCTGGTTTTAGTGGAATTATTTCCCGAATTACTATATCCCCATTCCGCAGATCTTTTGATAGAAGCACTATCTGGACCCATAATAGTAGTAAAGGTGATTCTTGGAGTACTTGATGGATTTGTATCTGGAGTAATAAGCGTTGCTCCACCAAGATACAAATAATCTAAATCCCAAATAGATGTTGTAAAATTATGAAAGAAAAATACCTGGTAATTATTATCACTCAAATCCGTAGAAGATAAAGTTGGGTGTTTATAAGCAAACACCGCAAAGTTTGGATCAATTGCAGAACGATATAAGTTTAAATCAAGTTGATAGGAATTTGATGATGCATAATTAATAGTTGTAAGTACATTATATCCCGTATAAGTGTTAGATGAAAGTTCTAAAACACTGCTATCTGGCGTTGTACTTATATCAAGAGATCGATTTCCTGCCCAACGATTTTTATAATTATTTCCCCTATTTGCCGTATTTGTGGTATCCCAAGGATGAAATCCAGATCCGCCCGCCAAATACATTTGACTATTGGAAAGTGACTGAAATCCTCTGTAAGTATCACCAAACTTTTTATTTGGTTGAATTGTATGTCTTACGACTCCCCAAGGATATGACACCCCAGCAGTCACATCCTTATCATAATAAGTATTGGTAGATCCATATCCAACTGGCGAACCTCCCCCAGCAACTTGAACCGTAATTCCAATTCCTGTCGCCCCATTTGCAGATCCACCTATATCTTCTGCAGATAATGTTACATATTCGCCATCAGTGTATCCAACACCTGGACGATTTACGAAAATTTGACTTATTTCTCCACCGGACCTATAAACAGCGAAACTTGCCCCAGTTCCAATACCAGTAGTTGATGTTGGAAAAACATCATAATAATCTGTAGCTGAAGAACCTACCGTTCCACCACCACTATAAGCACTGATTCCAGTTACGATTCCACTAACACTATCTCCGTGCCAACCCAACCAGGTGAAAGCTTCTTCTAGTTGCGAGATAACATCAGTTCTTGCCCAACCTGCCGATTTTGATATTGTGGTCGTTGTAATTGCCATCTTACTTTTCTAATTATTTATTAGACAGTTCTAGCACAGAAGAGAATACCCGCAGTCTCATTATACTTATTATAAGAACCAGTAATTACAGTATAAACTTCACTACCACTGATTGTTACTGTATCACCTTGCTTAATATCTTGTCCAGACGCGGTGAGGTTAAAGTCAATTAAAACAAAATCATCGGGCATATAATAAGGACAAGGTATTAGATTTCCATTAATGGGAATACCTTTAATTACAGAACTATATGTTGTGATCGGATATCTATTTCCATAGGAGATTGTGGAGGTGACATCTCCAGTGTCTTTAAATCCACCAGTTCTTGAATAAATTGTTGCTTCATTAGATGGTGATATTGTGTTGTAAGAAGAAACACCATCTGTATTTGAGTTGGTATAGTTAGTTTTTGATGATGCTATAGTATAGTTTTGCGCTCTAAGACCATAACGAGTCGCTATATCTCGAACTTGAGACCACCCCGCTTCGGCAGTTCTTGTTGAAAGATCATAGTCACCAGGATTATAAGAATTCCCCACCAGCATAGTTCTAAAACCGAGAATTGAACTATCTCCCGAGTTTGTATTAATCGAATCATCGGCAACAACAAAAGTTATTCCAGCAGAAAATACTTCATCTAAATCCCACAAGTTAGAATTAAAATTATGGATAATAAAAGTTGCAAAAGTGCTATCATTCAAAGTACCGGATACTGATGGTTGATTGTAAGAAAGAACTGCAAAAGATGGGTCAATACTAGAACGATAGATATTTAATTTTAAGTTATGAGTTCTTGGTGAATTTGATGTTGCATAACGAAACAAATCATCGTGTAATGCACCTATTTGTGCGTAAGAATCAGCATTATAATTCAAAGAGTTTTGAGTAGTATTTTCTATAGATGTGGAAGTATCCAAATGTTTCATTCCCCTAAAACTATTTCCATAAGAACCACCTCTGTTAGATGGATTATCAGTATCATAAGGAAAGAATGATGAACCTGCATATAATGACATTTGATAATCACTATAGACCTTAAATCCTCTGTAAGTAACTCCAAATCTCTTATTAGTATCAAAGTCTTGCTTTAATACTCCCCATGGATGAGCAGCATCATTGGAAGGAGCATAACTCTTATCAAAGAATGTATTGGTAGATCCATAACCAACCGGAGTTTCTCCACCCTCAACATTTACAGTAATTCCAATTGCAACAGCACCATTTGCAGAACCACCTATATCTTCTGCAGATAATGTTACATATTCCCCTGTGGTATATCCAATACCAGGACGATTAACATAAATTGCATTTACGACCCCACTACCCTTATAAACATTAAATGTTGCTCCAGTTCCAATTCCACTCGTGGTAGCAATCGGAACATCATAATAAGTAGTATTGGAAGATCCTACAGTTCCACCACCACTATAAGCACTAATACTTGTTACAAGTCCTGATATTTGACTTCCGTGCCAACCTAACCAAGTAAATGCTTCTTCTAACTGATCAATAACATCAGTTCTTGCCCAACCTGCTGATTTAGAAATTGTGGTTGTAGTAATTGCCATTTATCTTATGCCTCCAGTTGAAGAATGGTTAGGGTTGCTGTGATTACTTGAGTAGAACCAGAAAGGTTTGTGATTGATGCATAAATTGTTGTATCAGCAGGTTCATCTAAGTTGCCTCCCATTACAAAAGGAGTAATAATCTGAGTTGTTGAAATACCAGTAGTAACAACTTCTGCAATTACTCCACTTCCTGGTGCTGGATCAACTCCAACACTTCTGGATACATCATTTGCTCTCGATGTGCTATCAGTATATAGTCTTAACCATCCGGCAGTGGATAGTCCAACCTTCATCAGTGCATAAGACTTAAATCCAGTAATATTAGTATTGCCAATTCCATTATTCGCTATTGATGTAGTTATGCCAGTTACTATAGTTCTTGATTGTAGAGAACCACCAGAAGCAGATATTGTTGCAATTCCAGAAGAAGAATAAGTTACGTCAAGACCTGTGCCGAAATTGACAGTTCTTGCAGATCCAACATTAACTGCGTCATCTTCTACAACAATACCAGAACCTGTTGCATTGACGTTTAATAGTGCAGAACCATCAATTGCTGGAAGTTGACCAGTAAGTTGTGTTGCTGGTATGCTAAAAAGACCTTCTCCGGAACCAAAGAATGATGATGCAGTAACTACTCCAGAAACTTTTGTATTACCCACAACATCCAATTCTGAGTTTGGAGTTGTGGTTCCGATTCCGACTGAAGATAATATAAATGAAGATATTGATCCACCTATGCTACATTGATCAGTATTATTATTTCTAACTACTAAATTTGGTGCAATAATTTTTGTATTATAATCTCCAGAGTTTAAGACGAACTCTCCAGCATTTGATACATTATCACTTACAAATATAACTGAATCATTTGCCCCATCATCATATGGTGGAACCCCAAAATGAATTCCTTTAGAAGTTCCTCTTGGTAAAACTAAACGATCTCCAGTAACATTTAATGTCGTTGCTGTAACAACTCCAACATTAAGATTTGGAGTTCCTGCAAGTACATAAGCAGTTGTTGCAGCAGATACTGAACTTGCACCAGAAACAGTGGCAATACCAGAAGCAAATGAAACAGTTAGGTTTGTTCCAAAATCTATTGTTGCGGCAGTACCAACGACACTACCACTATCTCTAATCTCAACACCAGAACCAGTAGCGGTAACTCCAAAAAGATTACTACCATCAAGAGCTGGTAAAATTCCAGTTAAGTTTGATGCATTTAATGTTCCATATAAACCTGTTGCAGAAACTATACCTGCAACAGTAAGTGCTTCAGTAACTACCGTTGTTTTAATTCCTACATTTCCACTTGAGTTTATGTATTGACGAATATTTCCTTGACCATCAGCAATAACTACATTGTTTGATGAAGTTCTAAGGTCCAATCCAGTTTGTCCATTGTAACCACCAATTATTACATTATATGAACCTGTAGTAATTTTTTGACCTGCATTAATTCCTAGTCCAACATTATATTGACCACTAGTTGTGTCATAATATGATAATTCGCCAATACCAATATTTCTACCTTGACCTCCACTTAGTGAGTATAAAACCTGATCTCCTATTGCAATATTTCTTCCACTTCCCGCACCTGCAGCAAGATTACCAAATCTAAGGTTTGAACCAGCATCTGCTTGAATTCTTCCTTGAGAAATTGTTGTAATTCCGGATACGTTAAGAGAAGAAGCATCTGCGGTTCCACCTGTTAAGTTGGTTGCATCCGTAATCGAACCGGAAACATCACCAATAAGATCTCCATAAAAAATACTTGCTACTATAGACCCTTCTGGAGAAGATATTGTTATAGCACTACCAACTCTGATGTCATCATTGAAAGTTGAAATTCCAGAGCTAATTAATAATCCACCATCAGAAATTCTAACACCACTTCTTGATGTAATTAAACCAACTGAGTCAATGTTTGTTACATCTTCATAAGTTAAAGTTCCGGCAATACTTACATTTCCATTAAAATTTACATCTGTCGCAAATGTAGAAATTCCAGAAACATTTAATAGATTTAAATTTGATTGATTTACTTCTATAGTAGCAAAAGTGCCTATGCCAGTTAAATTTAAGGCAGATGCGGTTATGTCAGAAGAATTGATAGTTCCATCAAATCTAGTTGATGTTATTACACCAGTAACTAAAGTATCACCAAAAACATGTAGAGATGAAGTTGGATTTGTGGTTCCTATACCAACATAATATCCATCAGAAACCAAAAGATTGGAAGAGACTTCCCCACCAATTGACAAATCTGTACTGATTGCAACAGTTACAGCGTTCAAATTTAAGTTATTTGGACTTGTAATATTGGGAGTTCCGGATGAGTTAATTAGACTTATCCTTTTTACTCCAAAATCCTTATCTGCCATTGGTGTTTTTTTAGTTATTTATGATTGAGACACTGAGATGTCAGAAATAACAACATCATTAAATTCAAATTTGGTATTATTTGCAAATGGATTATTTAAAACTTTTCTTGGAGCTCCTCTTAGGTTTCCATTTCCTCTGATATTGTAAGAATCTCCGGGAAATGAAGATGCATCAAAAGTGGGATCATATGATACGGACCAGTATCCAGTTTCTTCTGGATTTGGATATGGGTCAGATAGATTTTCTGCATCTTTTGAACCATGATTATCTATCCAATTCATAACATCAAATTGAGTTGCTTTTCTATTTGCCTCTAGATAAAGTGTTAATACAGAACATGCATTTGGACATGCTGCACTTGTACCATTAAACCAAGTGTCATAAAAATTAGAGTCATCCTCTCTTTGGTAATCCTCATAAGATCCATAATATCCTGCAGCCATTGTCATCTCTCCAGGAGCCCAGACATTAATCATTGGACCATTATTTGAGTATGTAACCTTTCTTATTGAATATGGAGTAGATCCTTGCTTAGAATCTACAGGTTCAACTGAACAATCTAATGCACCAACCCGTATTGTTCCACTTTTTCTATCATCCAACCCAGAAAATCCTTTTTGAACTCCACCACAGCGATTAATATAGTTGGTGCTAGTTAAATACCAATTATCAAAATCTATATCAGATGAATCTGAAAGTTTTTGATTGTTATTTCCAGCTGCTGCTAAAACTATACATCCAGATGCAATAGCATTTTCCGCACCGGAACTTGATGATGCACCTGCCGAAACTGGTATATATTGCCCATCTCCAGTATATGCGTATCTGGCATTTAATCCAATACTATTTACTGTAAAATACTTGTTGTTTCTACACGCACCTGCACCACTAGGAACCAAGTATGGAGTATTTACGCTATAAATTCCAGTATATGATGTTGTGATTCCTCTATATCCGTGGGTATAAACAGTACCTGCATTATTTCCAGTGCTACTTGTTTGACCCCAGCTATTATTAATGATAGTCGGGTCTGGATTGTTATTTTGAAAAATTCTTTTTGCTTTGTGAAATACTGCACATGCATTAAGTGCGGTTGAACCAGAAAGATAACCACCAACTCCACCTAAAGAAATTCTTATATTCCACAAATTGCAATCTTTTGCAAGACCAAAAGTTTTTCCTCCAATTTGAGAGGCACATGCAGTTCCGTGACCATCTATTAATTGGTTTCCATTAGAATTTGTAGTTTTTGTCGATACGTGGGGGTAATCATATCTACTGTCAATAGAAACAGTACCGATACTAGAAAATTCAGAAGATCTCAATGAAGAATTTGACCACCATGATCTTGCTGCTGTTGTTGCTATACCAACTCCAATATTAACTCCATCGACTACTTTTTCATAAGTTAAATTATTACTATCAAAATATTCGGGATCAACTTTATATGGACCATCTAAAATTAAATCACGAACTCTTGTTTTACCATTAATATCGAGAAACTCTGGATGAAGCATTCCAATACCAGAATCAATTATAACTGCATCAACATCTTTTCCAGATAGACTATATTCAATATCACTATTATAATTTGTCGTAGATGCTATTCCAACTCCCTGAAATGGGGCGCTTGATTGCGAATTTACGAATAAATGGGACCAATTTGACCTAATTCCATCTACAAAAACTGGAGTAACTGAATCTAAATTTGCAACAAGTCTTGGTTTATTAAAAGCAATATCTTTTTTGTATCTAAGAGACATTAAAGACTCTGGTTGTGGATATTTTTCTGGATTTAATTCTACTGTTTCTATTTTTGGATGATTTTTTAATATTTCTGCTTCTTCAACACTCATAGAATATATTGAAGATCTTAGAGAAAATTCTTGAGAATTTACACATTCTATTTTTCTGTTTGGTATTCCATCAATCTCATTTTCATTAATTATATAATTATGAATTTCTTCCCAGTCAGACTGCTGATTAACAATTACAAGATACTCATCTATTGGTTGTGGTTTATATTCAATAAATTGTGTATCTGGAGATAAGATAATTTCAGTACCCTCATTTATTTGTATCGGAGAAAGTCTTTCCATATCTATCAGAGCATTGATTGTCTTGTAAATCTATAAGTAGATAGTCCAGTCACTCCTGATTCTGGAGTTATTTCTAATCTCAACTCTCCACCAGAAACAGTAGCCCCCACAGAAACAACTAAATCTGGTTCATACATTATTCCATATTCTTGAGAATACGCATTAGAACCATTTTGCATAACAAGTACTTTTTGTGCCTGTATGTAAGTTCCAAATCCTATGTGAAGTGTATATTCTGTTGTTTTATAGTCTGTCGCGGATATTGTAAATGAATCTATTGTGTGTGCAATTCCAGCAGATGCTATAAATGTACCAAATCCAGTTTTTACGCCATATCTATCTATTTCTACTATTCCACTGAAAGTAGAAACACCAGAAACATTTAACTGGTTCGTAAAGGTAGTTCCAGTGACTGTTACACCAGCACCAAGAGTTTCAAATTTCTTAGATCCATCATAATATAAATCTACTGAAGAACCTTCAGTAAAGACTCCCATATTTTCACCAGGAATTCCACCTCTAATAGAAAGAGAACTTCCAGCACTAACAGTTCTTATAATACCATTACCGGATGTCCAACCCAGTTCTCTTTCCGAAGTTGCAAGTACAATATTTCCACTAGTAGCATTAATGTTTCCAGTAGTAGCAGTTAAACTAGGTGCAGTAATAGTGTTGGTGGCACCTAAAAATCCATATACTTCAACATTACTTCCAAGTGTAGAAATACCAGAAACATTCAGTGTCTCAAGAGAAGTATTTCCTTTTACTGTAAGAGTACTTGTTGAATTTGTGGTTCCTATTCCAACTGAAGAAAGTGTATGGATTCCTACATCTGTTTGGATCCAATAAGATTCTCCACTACCAGTAGCAGTAGCAGTTACTGTAACAATACCTGCAGAAATAGGGGAAACTGAAAGTCCAGTGCCAAAATTAATAGTTCCTGCAGTTCCTATTGGAGAACCATCATCTTCAACAATTACACCAGAACCAGATCCAATAACATTGATAAGACCTGAACCATCACCAACAAAATTGGTAGCTGTAATGATTCCTACAACTAAATTAGGAGTACCAGTTAAACCTTCAGAAACAGTTGAAATACCAGATGAAGATGCATATGTCGATATTCCAGAATAATCGGCATATGATGCAATACCGGATGATGTTGAATGTCCATCAATATCACCAACAAAAGATAAAGCAGTAACTACACCAGTTATCAGTGCATCACCAATAACTGTTAATTTTGATGTTGGATTTGTTGTCCCTATACCAACAGAATCCGCAGTATTAATACCACTTACGGTTTTCTCCCAATAACTTAGACCTATGGATGATATTGATACAGTAACCCTCCCCGTTGTATTGTTAACAAGAATTCCACTTCCAGCAACAATTCCTGTTACAATTCCGACGATATCTGAACCAATACCAATAAACTTTAAAGCATTTACAGTACCAACTGATATATCCGGGGTTCCAAATATTCCTTCAGCAAGTGTCGATATTCCTGCAACAGATGCATAAGTTGCTATTCCGGA